ACATCTCTGTGCATATGTCCGTTTCCGCCGGCGTCATCATAATCATGCGCCAGTTCCCAGAATGTCTCCGACTCAACCTTTGTCCAGGTTTGATTTGGATTTGTCTTTGGGTTGGTATAATATCGGTAGTTCTGAAGTAACAAATCTCTGAGTTTGTTGCGTTCACGTCTTTCATTGTCTTCGCGCATTTCTTTGATTTGTGTCATGTTCTCAGTCAGAACGCCGCGTATCTCCTGAATCTCACCTTCGAGCATTGCCTGAATCTGAATGCTTTGCTGACGATACTCAGGGTATTTGCGTACAGCTATCAGAGCTTCTTGCAGTTCTTCGTTCTTTATACGTTCCGCTTCATGCCGTTTAATCAGATAGTCACGCACCTTCATTCCAATAAAAATCAAAAATGCAACGGCAATTATTATCTCGACAATGTTAAGCAGTGTTATACCGCCGAATATACCAAGGAATTCTTCAAGTCCGAACATCTTATCACCTCCATATTCTTAATGCAAGTGATCAGTTGCTTGTACTTGACGCTGTCGGCGGATTTACCACCTTAGTAAGCGAGCACAGGCTGTCAATCATCTGACTTACTATTGCCAAATCAATATCGTATTCAATAGTCTTAGATGAAGCCTCTATCATAGAAAGAACCCATGCTTTTCTGTCCGCACCGTTGTCGAACTTCTTTTCGGCTTCAATCATATACGCCATGACAAGCTCAAGGAGACGTTTCCAATTCTTCTCCCTGATTGCTTTCTGGACATATTCGACGAGCTTGATAACAAGCGGAATTGTGACTGCCAGCCCGGACAGTATCGCTAATATGTATTCTATCCAAATTTCCATTTTATCCTCCGTTATTTATCAGGTTGTGAATCCTGTACAGGAATACAATCATTTCCTGCCGTGAACAATTCTTATGTAACTTGTAATCGCCGACAGCATCTCCGAACAGAATTTTTTTATCCACAGCGAAACCAACAGAATCCACAGCCCATTCATCTGGCGTATTATCCTTAACTTCAACGGCAGCTTCGGACGAATCGCCGACACCGTTCAGTTCATCCAGATAACATTTTACGACCGCTTTGAACGCGAGCCAATTCTTCAAAGCTTTGTCAGCAGAATAACTACCGAGGATATAAAGCGGACACCATTTCTTGTTTGGGACAACATTACAGCATTGCTTGTCCACATCGGTAAACATATTACCGGCAGATTTGTTGACCCAATATGTATGAGTTACAAGTCTGTCAACTGTCAGTTCGTGTTTCCACAGTAACCATGCGGCTATTCTCGCACCGTTGTCATAGGCTTTTGCATCATGTTCCGGATTCTCGTTCATAATAATTTCAAGAGCAAGGCTGTTCATATTTCCGCCATCTGTCGTAGAACCGTCTCCTGCGTGCCAACCTACTTCGGCAGAACCAACAGGATCTCCAAAACATAAGCCTGTTCCTGCTCTGAGATTTTGCCATCCGCAAGTATCATCCACATAAAAATGCACACGAGCGGAACCCATATTCTCATTATAAGTGGCGCGTGTATATTGCTCAGCATCATCGTTCGCGCCAAGAATGTCTTCAGTATTATGGATAGTTACATATTGAGCTTTTCCGGTATTCTTATAGAGCCTGCGCTGTTTTTTATACAGATCACCACGGGCAAATCCTGCTTTTTGAGCGTTGGCAGCGTTAATCCACTTTGTACCGTCAGGGATGATTTTCTCATTTATTATTACACCGTTCATTATGTAGGTGCAATCAGGAGTTAACAGTGCCATATTAATCCCCCTCATTCACCAGATTGTAAAGTCTGTGGAGGAATATAAGCATCTCCTGTCTTGTACAGTTGTCATGCAGCTTGTAGTTACCGACCTGATCTCCGAACAGAATCTTGTTTCGTACTGCCCATTCGACAGCTTCTTTTGCCCAGTCATCGGGTATATTGTCTCTTACAATTTCGCTCATATCTTCCTCCTTATAGAATTTATCGTAGAACTCCTGCCCGTATTTTGCACGCCTGTTCTTAACAGAGCCACCCATATTTGCCGGACGTTCATATTGGGTCAGAACTGCGTTGCTTCCTTCAACAATACTGTTGGTTGTATGCAGAATTTCAAATACCTTTGGATAGCACTCACCGAGTTCTTTACAGAGAAAGTCAAGCTGCATTTCCAAGTCTCCGATCGACTTACCGCAAGACTTTGCAAACTTGTACAATGCCTCTTTACGGCTCCAATAAGTCCACTGACACAAACCGTATCCTGCACAGTCTTTAATAAAGTTGCTGTAGCTTCCGCTGTCAACCGCTGCCGTATAGGTCGCATCGGTATGTTTCAGCTTCCACTCGAATGTGTTCTGTAAGTTGTTTGCTTTCAGACCGGATTCAGCATAAATGTTACCCATCAAGGCAGCGGCACCGCAAGCTGAGAATCCGTTGCTTATAAGATAATTCCATATCTTTTCTTCGTCTGTTCTTCCGTTCAAAGCCATAGTATCACCGCCTAACAATCTCTGTTCGGATTAGCATCGGTATTGCCTGTGTCGTCCGTTTCATCGTCTTCAATGACAGGTGCAACAGGCGGCACATTTTGTCCGAACGTTGTTGTGTTTTTGCTGATATTTTCGATTACCGATTTTGCAAGATATCCGACAACGACTGCAATTATTGAAGTAGCTATTGTTTTAGAAAGGGATTCGGCAATCTCAATTTTTCCAAACCATGCCAAAAGATAAGTTCCCCACATCATGAGCAGGGAATGGTTGATTATCTTTGTCAGCATCCGTTTGGAATATTCTTTATCTCGACGTTTTACAATTGAGGAAAAGAAATTAACAATTCGTTTTTTAACAGGAATCTTGCAAGTCTTATCATGATTTTTCTTTGTCACTCTCATAACTGTTCACCTATTATAAGAAAACGATTGTTTTATCCAATGCGGTGCCATCAGCCAAAGTCAGCTGCCAGGTCTCTGTTGACAGCTGCTTTTCCGTTGTGGTTTTACTGCCGCTATTATATCCGGCAGCTTGTTCGGTAGTGGCTGTAATAAGTCCGTTCTCATCTACATTTACAGTAGTAACAGCAGCATCTGCGACCGGCATCGCTTCTACGGTAAATTCAGAAAATCCATCAAATCCTTCATCGGCTGTTATTTTCTGAGTCTCGGTAGTCGGCACAACGATTTTTGACTGCAATACCGGCTGTACATCAACAGACACCGGCGCATAACCGTCGATATCTTCAGCAGGGATGTAGGTACCGTTTTGGACTATTATCAATTCTTCAATATTGGCTGAACTTCCACCACATCTGTTGATCAACGGCATTATGTATCACCTCTTATAATTATGGTGACGGGCAAATCGACGGAGGGAAGTGTTCCGATACCGCTTATAATGCGAAAAGTGATACTGCCGTCGGTCTGACCGCCATCAATGATATTTGCTCTCTGCAAAGCTTTGATTTGTTCACCGAGATTATCACTCCCGGCTGATGTATCAGGAAGCAATTCAACAATTGATGTGAATTTTATGTTTTCGTTATTATATGTCAATGTAAAACCTCCCGAAGAATCCTGCTGCCATTCGGATGCCGGGAGAATTGTTTTTTCGACAATACTTTTATTGCATTTATTCTCATATAATTCACCGTATGCAGTATCGATTTTTTGCATATCCGACTCTGTCTGACCGTTGATTTTATTTCGCCAGTCGATAAAATTCATATCACCTTCTGTTATTGAGAGTTTCAGATTCTTTGTTTCACCCATAATTCACCATCCTTTACTGTAATACTATATTCTCACGAAAGCCTTAACCCAAGCCCCTTTACCTACAACTCTTTGCTCATCGAAAATAAAGAAAGCACCCTCGACTTGAGAGTACTTCTGAATGTTATTCCACGAGTCGACTACGACCTTATGTTTGTAAATACTTACTTCGGGATTAGAAGTAAGGAGAAAAGGCAGCATCTCCTCTTCCCAATCCAAAGTATCCCGTTTCAAGGCAGTAGTTATGATGTACAGATCCTTATGATTCTGCATCGGGATATACTCATCCGGAACATCAATCTTACCGCCCTGGGTCAAATAATAATAGGCGAGAGAGGTCCGAGACTTCCCAGACCCCACACCGCCACATAATATACAACCATTCTTCATCCGAGCAATGGCGTCAAGTTGGTAATCATACAGCGGTATCGCCATATTGTGGTCTCCTTGGATTGTGTTTATTTGTAGTTAACCCAGTTTTCCTCTTTCAGATATACGTCATTATAGAAGGTTGGAGTCATTATAAGGACGGTACTCTCGGCTGCTTGGGTAGTTTGACCGAATGCTATATATAAACTACTTGTTACGTCATATCCGAATGTAAAGAAATCACCTTCGTCCACATCTATACCGCGTAGCCCTTCTCCAACGTATGGTTCTCCGTCTAAAAAAGCCGTAAAACCATCGTAGCCACACCGCATTGTTATCTGGATGCATGGAGCCTCTTCCGGAAATAATTCGAATGCTTGTGCTGTAGTCATATCATCTCGTGATCCGGTACCATCGCTAATAGATACGGCATACCAATATGACTCCGCATCATAGTAAAACATAGCATCGTTGAGAATGGTAATAATATAACTAAACGCCGCTTCAACTGCAACAGTCTTGTTAGAAGGAGCCTCATGGTTCGTACCAGCAGCTACGCTAATCGTGATAGTAGTAGAACCAGACGTGTCGTTTACACTATTGACCGTCACCACATTACCGCTGACGCTGACGGTAGCCACACTTGTATCGTTAGAAACTGCGCTGATTTTACCATCGCCAGTTCTTGTAACCGTGATCGTCTTACTAAGGTTATCCGCATCAAGCGTAATTGATGTAGGACTGATAGAAAGACTTCCCGCAGCCTTAGCGATAGACCACGATACCGACTTAACAGTAGTCGTATTGTCGCTCCACTTGTAATTGCTCGTATCCTTAAGTGTAAACGTCGTAGTATACGATCCAGCATTGATACCAGTAACATCGCCGCCCATAGTCATCTTGTTAGCATCATAGCCACTCCATGACGGACCCTGAGCGCTGCCTGTGTATGTAAACGTGCCGGTATACGAAGGAATAGTAACAGCAGCCTTCCCAATACTCCATTCCAGAGTAATCGCACCCCTACTACCATCCGGCCAGCAATATCCTTCTTTAGGTGTAAAGGAGGTACTGTAGTTGCCAGCATTGATACCACTAAGATCACCGGAAATATCAATCTTCGAGCTATCGTAATTCTGCCAGGAAGGAGACTGAGCACTGCCGGTGTATGTAAATGTGCCGGTGTAACTCGGGACAGCCTCAAGCGGAAGTCTTCGTTCCCATAATACAACATTATCACTTTTTCTTATTATTTTTAATACTTCTCCCTCGGGAATAACGAGCGATGTTAAATCAGAAAAATCTATATTCATATAATCGCCACCTCCTTCTCTGCAATAACCCCTTCGCTGTTTACTGTCCATAATTCAATACCGGATGGCGTAAACACTTTCTTTTCGATATTGGTTCCATCCACAAGATGTAAGATCCACTCTTCGGATGTTCCGTAAACCAATTCATTTTCAATTGTTACCGCCATTTCATCGAGTGACATTTCGTTTGATGTATTCTTCTTGCCGCGGATAGCATCGCCAATAGCAATCAACTTATCAATAAGTCCCATTTGCAATGCCCTCCAGTGTATTATTAATTGTTTCGGTTACATATTCTTTGGTAGCGCAGTTGTCGATCAGAGTTCTGAGCTCAAGGTCGCTGTAATCAAGATCGTTAAATGCTTTTTCACCGTCGCCGATTTTTGTTCGTATACCGCCGGCTGCCATATCTACCAATACTATCTCACCGTCAAGCAGCACAGGATTATTCGCTGTCCAGTTTGCTTCGGTGTCGCGCTTATTTCGAACACGCGCGTTATATTCTTTCTCCATTTAATTCCTCCTTTCGGACAATGCAAAAATATCCCACCACAGAGTGATGATTCGTGTGGTGGGATACACATTCATGCTATATTACATTACAGAAGAACCACAGTTGAAGATGATGCAGTCGCCCTCAGTCTGAACGAGGTCGTTTACATTGCCGGTCTTAGCAATTGCTGCAAGATCAGCATCGTTGGCTTTTTCGGAAACCTTATCCCATGCAGTTATCTTGTCGGCGGTAATACCATCAAGAACAGCCTTGTTTTCGTGGTCATGCGCCTTATTGATCTTTGCCTGTGTTTCGGAATCAAGCTTTGCAAGGGTAATTGTGCCATCGGTAATGGTAGCAGTTACCTTGTGATCATCGCTTACCGCTACAACGATCATATCGCCGGTCTGAGAACCGGAGGTTACATACTCAATAAGCGAGCCAACATTGATGTAGAGCGGATCAGCAACATTCTGAAGAACGAGCTTGATGTAAGTGCCGGCAGGCTGACCTACAGGATTTGTAACCACAGAACCTTCGGAAACAACCATATCCTTCGGGATGTTGATAGCTGTGCCTACATTTGTACCATCCTTGGTCAGGTGATAAACAGCAGCATATTCACCGGAATTGGAATCCTTTACAATGCTATACTCCGCTGCAGCCGGAATAACAACCTTCATACCGTTTGTGGTAGTTTCAAGAGCATTATCTGCGTCGGGAGAAATCTTAGCAGCAACAGTAGGAGCGGTAGCAGTGCCGCCAATGGTTACAGAATTATCACCTGCACTTACAGAAGCAACCTTCTTCTGAGCTTCAGCCATAGCGTCAGTGCCGGCTTTCTTAGCGTCAGCAATAGCTTCTTCTGCAGCCTCGAAAGTATTTACGGAAGCACCATTCTTAATTGCAGCGATAGCATCTTCAACAGACTTTACGGTAGCAGTGGTATCGCCCTGAACAGCCGCAGCCGAACCCTTTGCTTCATAAGTAGTAGCAAGGTTAAGTGCAGCAATAGCAGTAGCGATAGAGTGCGCAACGGAACCGGAGGTATTTGCATCATTATTCAGAAGTGCAATAGCGTCCTTGTTCGCAGTTACCTGAGAATCGTCGTATTTGGGAATAACGATAGTGCTTACATCGGCAAATGCAGTGTCTGCTTCGCCCTTTGCCTTGGACTGAAGCTTATAATTGTAATCATCGACCTTGGTGATGCGGTACTGAGTATCGGTATCAACGGAAATGCCAAGTGTTTCATCAACGTACTGAGCAATATAGTCGCCGATACCAGTAATTTCAGTTGCTTTATAAGTAGGCTTGTCCTTTTCCTTAGCCCAGTCATAAACGTCTGCGGCAGTAGCGCCAACCCATTCAAGTTCTCTGAAAGACTTGTTATCATGACCAACCTTCATCAGAATGGTGGGTTCCTGAACCACTGCATTGGTTTCAGCCGGAATAATGACTATGCACACTTCACCGGTCTTGGGAGTCGGATTATTGTTATACCAGTTTGTATATGTATCATACTTTAACTGAATACGAGTATTAAAAGTTGTAGTAGCCATATTTTACCTCACTTTTTTATAGTATAAGACCACCGATAGTTAATACGGTGGCCTTTATTTTTTGTTTAAATCAATTAGTTGGCAGAGCTGCCGCCGTCAAGTACGAGTGTATCTCCGTCGGTCTGTACAAGCTTGTTTACGTTAAGAGAGTTAACAGACATGGTACCATCTGCAGCTACAGCGATACCGTTTTCAGCATCTGTACCCTTAACTGCACCAAGTGCCTCAGCTGTAGCAGCGGGAATCTCCACGCTCTTATCTTCAGCATTAATGGCGAGTGCTTTACCGCCAAGCTTGATTATCTCGATGACATTTGCCTGAGACTCTTCAATCTTGGACTTAAGTGCATCGGTAAGGTTGTTTTCAGACAGACCCTTGAGAGTGCCTGCACGAGCAGTGATCCATTCTTCAAGACCATCTACGTTACCTGCCGCAATAGTACCGCTGACAGAAACCTCACCGTTCTCACCGAGTACGAGCTTTTCGAGCTTTTCTGCTTCCTTATCGGAGATCAGGCGGTAACCTTCCTGAGCAGAAACCTTATCTGCAAGAGCGTCGGGAAGTCCGGTGACTTTCTCCATTGCAATCTCTTTTACAGAGAGCTTTCTGTTTGCGTCAACAGTGAACTCGTTCTCATCAGCAGAATTGATGACGTTCTTTTCAGCACCAACTTCTTCAAGAGCAGCGATTCTGTCAGTCAAACCGGTGATAGCAGTTTCAACCGCAGTCACGCGCTCAGCAAGAGCGGTGAGGTCAGCAGCCTTAGCGTAGTCACCAATCTTCAGATCGTCAATAACTTCCTGAATGTAGGCAACAATCGTAGTGGAAGTTGCACCTTCGGGAAGCATACCGACAAATGCTTCGAGGTCATCAATCGCGCCCTGAAGCTCGGTCTTATCTGCAGCCTTGAGGTAGTCGTTTTCGATAGTGGTCACTCTTGTAATCAGAGCGGCAGCACCGGTAGTATCGGAGAGAATCCAGTCAGCAACTTCCTTGAGGGTGTCGAAGTCTTCACTTGTGCCCTCGCCGAGAACAGTTGCAACAGCTTCCTCAATAGCCTCGGTCTTAGCAGTAGAGATAGCAGTCTCAAGCGTAGTCTTGTCCGCAGTCTTGAGGTAGTCATCTTCGATCGCCTTGACACGACCGGCAAGAGCGGTGTCGTCATATGTAGCAGCTTCCTGAGCTTCGCCAATCATCTGAACAACAGTTTTACCTTCTTCGACAGTACCAATCTTTGCGTTGATAGCGTCAACGTCGGTTCTCAGACCTTCAACGAGAGCCTTCAGGCCTTCAACAGTTGTTGCACTGAGTTCAACCCAAGTCAGTGCACCATCCTTATAGACAGGCTGATAAGACTTGGCTTCCTCAAATTCTCCGTCCATGCCAAACAGGGAGATGACGCCATCTTCGTCTACAGAGACGGTCTTGCCGTCACCGGTGGGAATGATGCCTACAGGCTGAAGAGCCATGTTCTGGTCAATGTAGTAAACGCCGGTGCCGGATTCCTCGACTACGGCGATAATCTGACCGGGATATGCTACGGCGTTATTGCTCGCATAATCTTCTGCGTCGGCAAAGCTTGCATGAACGGCATATCTTTCCAGAGGGAGAGCAGCCGCACGCTTAAAGCTGACACCGGCAGACCATGTGGTACCGCTATTTAATTTGGTGAAAAATTCAGTTACAGTCATAGGTTATTTCCTCCTTTCCTTACCATGCAAGAGTAGCTGTCAGCGTATCGTAATCAGCCGGATAGCTTACATACCATACATTGTACTTGATGGATGCAGTACCAAGAGTCAGTGTTACATCACCTGCTGCTTCAACAGTGGAGGGAAGTCCATTACCATCGGTGAAGGTAGGCTTGTTTGCTTTGTAGTCAGCGGGGATAGCAACGAAGAACTGTCTCCAGGAACCGGTTGCAGATACGGATGTAGGCTTAGTCTGATTGTAAGCAGTACCGTCTTTGATAACGGTAAGCTTAGAAACCTCGTCTGCTGTAATCTTTGCAGGGTCGGCAATTACTGCACCGTTATACTTGAAGCCGTAGAACATGGGAACGTACCAACGGAACAGTTCCTTAGAAACTTCATTTGTAGTACCGGCAGAAATAGCCTTTGCGGGATACATCTTCTTAAGATTGGAAACGGGGATGAAACCATCATCATAAGTTGCAGAACCCTTGACAGTGAGGTTGCCCTTAGCAGTCTTAACACCGGAGTTAACAGCGAATACGTTACCACCGGTGGTCTTAGGGCTGATATTGTTAGTACCGTCAGTCAGGATGTAACCGGTAGCGTTTGCGCCGGTAGTATTGTTATTAACGGTTGTAGTTGCAGAATCACCCTCTTCACCGGTTTCCTCGGTGTAACCGTACTCATACTTACCATCCTCGTAAGTGACAGTAACGTCCTGGGAAGCGGAGCTGCCGACCTCAAGATACTTCAGTGTACCGCTGACTGTAACAGACGGATCGGTAACGGAAATATCAGTGTCTTCCTTAACGTGGATAGCTTCCCACAGTTCATAGATATTTTTGCCGGTTGCTTCGATTGTTGCCTGACCATTGGTAAGTGTAATGTTGCCGGTTTCAACCGTAGTAAGCAGGTCTCTGTCAAAGTAAACATTGCCCGCATTGTAGTTGCCGTCCATTGCTGCCCAAGCTGTGCCGGTATAGACAAAAGCAGTGTAAGAGTACTTACCGGTAGAGATCAGAGACTTAACAACAAAGATATCATCTTTCTTCGCTTCAACACCGAGTTCGGTCAGAACACGAGTAATAACATCATTATCGGATTCGCCGCTCTGCTTAACACCCTCATAGTGGTTTGCCATAACAGCCTTGTTCGCTTCATAAGCAGCAACAAGCGCTTCATAGGTGTCGGTACCGTTGCCGTATACAACAACGCCTGTGTCGAGATTCAGACACGGTTCGCCGGCTGCAGGAACAATACTCTTGTTTGTTTCCCAGTTTGCGGCAGTATCGCGTCTAACCTGAATGATTGTTTTTAATACAGTTTCTGCCATAAAAACCTCCTATAAATAAAAATAATATTAGAAAAGTTATTGGTACTTACATACCAACAGCTGATCCACCGTCGATTCGCTTCACATTTGTCACGTCTGTAACATTACCTTTAAAAGGTGTAAGTGAATTGTCGTTCTGTACAATATACGGAAGCCATTCTGCGCCATTCTGAATTGTAAAAATGCATCCTGTACAAGGGTACTTGTTAACCCAAAGCTCTGCTTCTGTTATTGTTTCAAATCTTGTCCGCTCAACATAGGTTTTGAGCTCACCGTTTTTGTCATAGAACAAAATCTCGGAAGCATCTTCATCACTTGTAAGAATAATACTTTCCTTCGGGATTACTCCATCATTGATTGCGGACGCAACATTATGTTTCTTACCATACGCTACTCTTACAGCCAAACTATCACCTCCTTAAAAATCAATGATATCATCATCTTCGATGTTTCCGACATCATCGCCGTCGATTGTATCATCTTCATCATCTCCAAAGTGTATTACTTCATCACTTCCGCCTGAACTGCCGCTTATAACTTCGGCAGATACTCTGTTGCCGATGGGTTCATCGCCGGCAGAAAGCTGTAAGTAATCTTCTTCTTCATTGAATATGATGTTATCGGCCTTGCTCTTTTCAAGCAGTGCTATCTTGGCATTCATACGTTCGAGCTGGTCACGACTGTCATCATCGAAGTAATCAACAATGTTTTTGGATGGTGTCACATAAATCATCGCAGTCCCGGTTTTAAGAACGAGATTGTCATGTATATCCAAGGCGCAGAGCCAGAGTTCTATATCACCAGGAACATTAGTGAATGATGTGTTCACCTTAAGCCTGTATTGGTAATAGTTCTTGTAAGGTTCCGGATCCATTTCAAGTTCTTCGGATTTTCCAATGTTATCAGGAAGTATATAGCGGAGGAGCATAGTACAGTTCGAAATGTTCGTACTTTCATACTCTTTTGGAACAAGGAACACAAGGGTATCCGCGTTCTTTTCGCCTTGATATATTGTTGATTGAACAGTCGTTACAAGAGTCTTGTCATTATTCATTTTTATGGCGTACATAATAATCAAACCTCCTTTCAATATATATTAAATAATCACATAGTCAACATCATTAAGAGTCATATCATCAAAGTCTGATAACTTATGTTGATCCATGTCATTAAGTTTCCTGAATCTTGAAGTATGTGCTGAAACGCTGTTTACAAGGTACAGTGAGTTATCTTCCGCTCCGACGATTTCATGATTAAGTATTGCGATTCGGCTGTCAAACCCGATATTGTGGTTGACGCTTATCGATTTCTCGGCATATGTTTTTCCGATGGCTGTCGCAATGTTAATATCGGTTACCGTATTAAGGAATTTGAAGGTATATGTATCGAGTTTGTTTGGAGAAATGTTAAACGTATGTTCTGCATTTACCACTTTGAGCAGTTCAAAGGCTGCCGGTGAAACGAATAAGGATAATCCGCTCGGTTCCACCGAGATACTGCTTGCAATTTCTGCTCTGAGCATAGACCCGAGAGCGATTATATTTTCTGATTCAGCGGATTTCACCATTGTCATTCTGGCATCGCTTTCTAATACAGCAATGTTTGTTTCTCCAACGATATACATACGCTCAGATAATTTGAGCTTGTCTTGGAACAGTGTCATCCTTTCAGTCTTCGGCAGCATCATCAGATATGCAGCTCCGGGTATATACAGGTCTATACAATCAGTTGATTCGCTTAAGCATAGATCTATATGATTGTTTGAATTTTTCAAATACAAATCGATGACGTGATGGTCTTTAAGATAGACATTGTATGTGCCTTTCAATAGATCACCACCAGTTTTATACGGTCATATTTGTAAGCTGTATCGACAGTTCACCTGCTTTGATAGTCAGAATTGTGTTTGCTTCAATTGTGCGAGCTTCAGAAAGCTGCCCATAAAACAGCAGATTTCCTCCGGTTTCTGCATCATACACAGTATAGTGAGAAACGGTTCCCCAGTTTGTTATACTTTCGTTGAAGTTGATTGCTTCGTTGTTTCTGATTATTCCGTTTTCGGGTTCGGAAAGTGAGCTCAACCGTACACGCGCATAACCGGTGCCTGAAAAGGACGGCTCACCATCATTGGCTCCTGCCACAGTGGGACTGGTTGTAGCGAGTCCAATATAATATTCGGTCGGCAGAGCAGGATCATTTTTTGTGCCGAACACATTGCCCATGACTTGGTTTAAAAAATATGTAGTGTTCACTTAATACCTCCTTACTTGGTAATTAAATCCGGATTGATATTCCGCTGGATGTTAGCTATACCTTGACCGGGAATCTCAATTGTGCCACCATCATTAACAGTTATCTGATAAATGTATTTACCGTATAAACCGACAGTTTCTGTCGGATCAAGTTCGACCACGGCTGTATTCATATAGCCATCGTTATCGGCAATCAGTTCTGCTGATTTCGAAATGAGTGGTACTGAATTCCTGTCTGTGTAGCTTACGACAGAAAAATTTATACTGCATCCATCAGCATGAAATATTCCGCCGGATGTTGTAAGGAGATTGAAGCTCAGTGTCTGCGATTGTCCGCCTACGAATTGCAGCACCGGCAAATTAAATACTGGATTAAGCATTTCAACCTCCTATGTCCACAGGAAATACACACGTAAACTTAACGCTTGCATTTCCGATTATCTTCAATGTATTGTCACCTTTGATAAGCCTTAAAAATTTAAAATTGAAATACGGATACAGGTTCATATCTGTATTGCATTTAATAATTTGATTCTTGTTGTCAACTTCAATTATTAGTGAATCTGCAGATGGAAGGTTTTTAAATTCAAAGCTGCGCCCGTTGTCGGAAAGGTTGACAATAGAAAAATCGCCACCATTTGTTTCGATGACGATGTTTGGGTAAAAGTACCCATTGTATGTGCTTCTGTTGTGTAGGGTTATCGTTTCGGAATCACTGACAGAATACTTGTAATCATACGGATATGTATATCCAAAAGGTGAATCACAGGTAACTTTGCAAGAGAAAGCCCAGGGCATATTCCCGTAAGTGATCAGATTCAGATCAGTGATCATACACTTATATCTGAACTCGTGCATATCGTCCTGAAATATCGACAGCCACTTCATTGATTGATGGCCGGTAAGCCATGAAGCTATTACCTCTATCTCAGTACGATCAAGATACTTTCCTTTATCTAACGAATCAATGTTGGCTCCAAAGACCAGAGTGAACTCAAGCGGTTGATTCTGTTTCAAACCATAAACGAGCGTATCATACCTTCCGGAGATACGTTCTTCGATTATCTCACCGCTTTTAAAGCTGAACTCTTCGTCCTGCTTGGTACTGCCGAAATCATACATCATGAGTCCGTACGAAGAGCAGGGAATATTATCGAAAATAAATTCGCATCCCCAATACGCCATTTAAACACCTCACTTCTGTTCGGGCGGCTGATTAGGTGTGACTTGACATTGTGATAATGTAGATATAACATCTTCGATGATCGACAATGAACCAATCATATTCGATAAATCTTTCCGTCCGCTGACATGAATACTATCTAAAGCATTCATTGCCGAGATTAACTTCTGAATTATTTCTTTTTCCATTTGAGTTCTCCTTTTATTCTTATAGTCCATTTACAAGGGTGACGAGATAATTTAACAAATCTGCTGTTATGTCATCACCTGATGAAACTGCAATGCCTGTCAGATCAATGTTCAAATACATTGGATTCATAGCATACAGACATTCGTTATACATACTTGCCAGAAAATTATTACCTACATACGCTGTAGTAAAAGTATACAATGAAAGTCCGTAATATGCTCTGACCAAGTTTATGTTAGCAGTTAAAGCGTTCCATTCTGTTGCTTTAAGATTGAAATCTGCTCCCTTCGTTTTGGGATATGTCCAACTGAACTTTGCCGGGCGCGGAGGTGCTGATGTTACACAGTTACCATAGACCGAGACTGTCTGATAATTAGGGTCATCAACCGAATTTGTGTAGTAAATCTGTGCCTCAACACTATATGATGTATTGCTGCTCAGGTATGAGAATGTTATATATGGACTGACAGGCACATGAGCACCTAACTCTGAAATTGTATAAAGACTTCCGTTTAGATACCAGTAAATTGTTCTGTCATTCCTTGAATAACTGATGTCAAGATTGGTAACATATGCACTGAATGAATTGTGTGTTATTTCACTAATGACTAAATCTGCCATTCAACTCACCACCTTATCCGAACTTTGCAGTCAAATTTAAACCATATACGGTGGCCGACCCAAAATCTACAGTTCCGGAAAAGTATGTGGCACCAAATTTCCAATATGCATAGGCACTGCAGTCGCTATCAAAGCAAACATATGGAACTCCGCCATCCCAATATTTAATTCTGAGCATTTCATGCAAAACATCGTTGTAATAACCGGTTAAAACGAATCCACCATAATCGGTTTCCGAATTGTGTGAATTATCAGTGTTAGGGTTTACAACAAATTTATCAGCATATATGGTCGGTGAATAAATTGCTTTTTCGTTAATGAATGTACCTCCTGCAAATTTACCGTTTGCAATTTTTACAGCAAGTTCCTGAGCTGTGGCCGCAGCACTGCTTGCATTTGCAGCAGCAGTATTAGCATTGTTGGCCGTTGACAATGCCGTACCAGCGTTTTGATTAGCTGCAGCAGCGTTTCCGTTTGCTGTATTGGCAAGTGAATAAGCTGGGTTATTTGACAAATTCTCATTGGTAACATTTGCCCAGTTTATAGTCGAACCTGATGCAAGAGATATATCACCGCTCAGAGTAACATTGCCATTCGAATCAATTTTGAGCGTTGTTGTTCCTGCGTTGTTTGTGATTTCTAAACCTTTAAGATTCAGATAATCTGACTTAAACTTGCCACTGTCCATCATACTGTTACCTGTGCTGTCCTTGTATGTGGCACCCTGAACAGTACCGCTGAAAGTACCACTCTTAGCAGTCAAGTTTCCGTCTTTATCGACAACAAAGTTCCCGTTGCCAATATTGATGCTTCCACCGTTTATAGCACCGCTGAACGAACCAGTAGCAGCACTGAGTTCACCGCTGAATTTACCGTTGGCACCTTCAAGTGTACCTTTGAAATGTAAATTGCCATCGGTATCAACCCAAAACTTTGCTGTATTTTCATCCCATGAGTCATCTTTGATTATGGGATAATCTCCTATGCCAAAACCAAGAGTCGGATCAAGAACTATATGGCTGACTCCATTTTCTATGTCAAACCTTGCATTGTGAAGAACTGCACCATCAGCATCGACACGGAATACGGATATACCGCCGTCTTTCTTAACACTTTCTATCACAAGATTTTGACCGGCAAGAAGTGTACCTGCAATATGAGGTGCAACAATACCCCAGACATCTCCGAGATTTGTATCTACAAAATGTCCGATAGCCATCTTTGCACTCTGCCATGCATCATCTGTAAAAACAATGCTGTTATTGATTATGGCAATCTGTTCCGGTTCATAACCGTTTCCATCGGCTGTGTATTTCCTTGCTTTTATACCGCTCGAATCCCATGAAACTGCCATATTGGTACCTGACAGGATTGCATTCTTAGAAACATCAAGCGCACTGTTGATAAACTCCTTGACTGTAGTTGATGCACCGCTGTCAATAAAGCTATTATAATTATATCTGCTCGCATCTACGGTTTTACCCATTGATATACTTTTATCCAGAAGATCAACGAGACTGAACTTACTGTCAGATAAATTATACGTATCTCCGAATTTCAGTTCGGCAGAAGACAACTCTTCAAAGTTGATTACTACGCCTACAAGGATAGGTCTGAGTACGCGATCTTCTTCGAGAATAAGGTAAGCCTTATTGCCAAGAGCAAGTTTTTTCGCGAAGCTATTGAATTCATCAATTGCAAGAAAGTTCGCTGCAGAAATATCGAATGAATACGAGGGATAACTTAAACGATTAAGACATTCGTGACCGTATTCATACAAATCCCATTCAACGGAGAATCTTTCATATTCAGTTGTGTTCTGTGTAAAGTACAGCTTAGCACTATATATATTAAATGAAAGAAAAGTCCCGACAGTGTATATTCCGGAAGCATCTGGTATCGCGTCATTTGCGTAGTCAGAACCATTTCCGGTTACGGAGATGCAGCCGCTTATGAACTTGTCTCCGTCTATTGTGCCGCTTCCCATATGACCTGTCATTACGAAACTGTTATCAGTCTTAAGCTCAATACAAGCGCTTATAATATTGGAAGAAAACAATCCGTCTGATGATGTCAGAGAGCCATTCTCAATGGTGTATATTTCTTTTCCGAACATACTTTCAACACGGGTAACTTTGCAGTTTGTAAAGTTGAAAGATGTGTTTTCGATTGTATGTGTACGGTCATCATCGATATATGCCTCTGCTGTTTTTGCAACAAAGCTGCTGTCTGTAATGCTGTCCTCTTTAAAGAATCTGTCAAGGATAACCAGTTCATCATCAGTAAAAAACTTTTTGAACGATGTTTCTTCGTTTATCTTAATCAGCTCATTGTTAAGAGCTTTTTCTTCTGATTTCAAATCGGCAACATAGTTACGGCAAGAAGCTATCTCCGAATTTAAAACAGTGATTTGAGTATTGATCGTTGCCAGATCCCGCTGATACTTTGCATAATCTGCTGACCCGGTATCCGATAATGCTGCAAGAAACTCAATAAGCACAGCCTGTTGGTTCTCAAGGCTTACAAGGTTAACTGCCGTCAACTCGGTAAGTTCGTGTTCCTTTGACACAACTTCGGCTGTTTTGAGCATCTTCTCAATTGTCAGGTTGTAGTAGGGCAATTGATAATAAGCACAAGTTGTTTTCCATTCATTCCACTTATCAATCATTTCTGATGAAAAGTGGTTTGTGTCCATATAGTAATCAAGATTGTATATCTTATTGGTACCGGTCGGGTTTACGCTTCTTATCGTAACACCGTCTGCACCATTTACATCGAGAACTGTGAAGATATTCTCAGTGTCTTCTTCTATCTCAATATCTTTTATGAGATTTGACTGTGATAAGACAATTGGTACAGTA